TCATTAGAGAAAGTAAGTGTGCAATAAAGTTGTTTTTTTGGATAACGATTGTAATTTGCCTCATACATTGAAGCTGGATCGTCATCGTTCCATCTGTGAGTTCCACCGGCAGGGTCTACCCAGTCTTCATGGTCGGGTTGTTCATCTTTTGTGTATGGACGATATTGACCGTGCCCTATGTAGACACCTTCTTGTCCATCTGGTTCTTCAACTCGGTTGAAGTTGTCATCGTCTATTCGAGTGTCAACCTCTTCCATAATGAACTCTTTGTTCTTTAAATAAAATTCGTATTGATCTGGAAAGTTATTTTCCACAAGTTCGTCAATTTCTTCGAGCTCATATCCCTCTGATAGAGAGCTTACAACAAATTCGACAAGATCGTAAAGCACGCGTTTAATATGTCCCATAGGTAGCTATATTTTTAGTATATATTTACACTCATTTTAGAGTTTTACACTAAAAGATTTAAATGGAAATTTCTTATCTTTATATATACGTTCTCTTTCCTTTGCGTGTCTCATCAAATAATTCACCTTTTGATATTTGTTTGCCCCATATATGAAATTATCTCTAAAATCTATAACTGTCATGACTTCTTTTCCAGCCATAAGTCTCATTCCACGACCAAGCATTTGTCTTATCATGAACTCTGAACGATGACTTTCTACTATAAAAATACTATACAAATTATTAATTGAAATGCCTTCACTAAAAACACCAACTGATGCAACAATTATAACATTGTTTTCCAGCTCCATTTGTTTTTTGTAATATTCGCGATTTTCTCCTTTAGTTCCACCGTCAATATAATAGACAATTTTATCAGTATTTTCTTTTAGCCAATTAAATACTGTACGACCATAATCATTTTTAATGTCAGCAAATAAAACTAATGAGTTTTTCGTAGACTTTGATATTGTTTCGCATACATATACAAGACGCTTACGATTTTCACGTAAAATATCCTTTTCAAGATTTAAAAGCTTTGCGCCATCTTTATCAGGTGAAGTTCTTAATTCATAAAGTTTTTTCTTTACATCTTCATCTAAATAATCAAGCTCAATGCCCACTACTTTTACGGGTGTTGCATATCCTTCAGAAATAAGGTCTGCTGATTTAACTAAATAAACACAAGGGCCTAAGTAGCACTGAATAGTAAATGATTCCATCGATCTTTCTGGAGGTAATGTTCCGGTCATACCAACATTATACTTAGAATTTACGCACTTTATTATAATATTCTTTATTGAGGTTGTACTTGCATGATGTGTCTCATCTATGAATATAGCGTCAAATGATTTGAAGTAATCTAAGTCTTTCTTAGTTAACGATTGAAAGGTGCCAATAATTATATTAGCATCTTTTACTTCGTTCTTCCCAGCGCCTCCAAATACACACTGTGACTTCCAGATTGGCTTCTTATTACAATTTTCTTCATGCTCATAAAATTCTTCTTCTGTTTGAGTTACAAGTCCAATAGACGGGACAACATAAAGCATTCTTTTGATTATTCCCTTTTCAAACATATAGCGAAATAACATAAATGCCATTAGTGTTTTGCCACCAGACATTGAAATTTCTTCTGTGCATTTACGAAATTTTAAAACACGGCAAATTCCCTCGATTTGATAATCACGAGGAGGCTTTTCAGATTCTTCGAAATAGGTGTTTACCCATTCAAAAAAATCTTCTTCATCAAAATCTTTATCAATAATTTTATCTATTCCCTCTATTTCAAGTGAGAACATATACTTTTTAGTAACTTTTTGAACTTCAGCCCAAAGCCCAATAGGGATACGTCCATAGCGATCAACAAAACTTGTTTCATAACCTTTAGATGCGCCTGGTTTTTTAGCACGAATGGCGCCCCAATTCATAGTATGAATAGTAAAAGATGACACAATTTGGTCATATTCTAGCTCAGTCGAGTCTACAATTGTCATGAACTGTTTTGAGTCATCTACTTTTAATTTCATTCGCAGTATTTATTTTCTATATATTTCGAAGTTCTCGCCAACCCATTCCTGCATTTCCTGCATTGCTTGGTCTCCTTCTTCGAACTCATAGATGTTCATTTCGTCACACAGGCTGCAGACGCTGTAAAAGTTATCTATGAGTTGTTTTAGCTTGTCTTTATCGATTTCAACTGTCATAATTTTTTGTTATTTTGGAAATAAATCTCTTGAAAGTACTTCGGTTCTTCCGGGGGTGGATGCTAAGTATTCACAAATCACTTGGTCTTGTATAACGGCGAGTACTTTTACATGCACAGGAGCTGATGAACCAAGATCAAGGTAGTGTTCGCTACCTATCTCTAAGGCTGAAGGATATTGTGTATATTCGTATCCTGCAGTTAGGTTGTCAACAATTTGTGCTTCGATTTCTTCTACAACTTCACCACACACATCACAAATATTTACTCCAAAAGATATATGCCCTGGTGCCCAAGCATAATTACCTCTGGTGATATGCGGGTGCTCACATTGTTCACGAAGCTCAGCTAACTTAGCATTAGCATCTGCAATTACTATGTATAGTTGAAGTATTTCTCCACCTATTTTTTGATGTTTTTTATCATACATTATTTGCCTCCTCTTGCTAATACTTCAATTTCCACACGTTTCGGGATCGCCCATATTACATTATCTATCGTTGAAACAGTTTGAACCATAAACTTTGAATGGTTATCTATTGCTGCTCTTTTTTCTACCATATCTGCTAAATCAACTAATATCTTTATGTGTTTTGTGCTTTCATTCGGATATCTTATCTGTGCTTTAGTAGTATAGTATTCCTGGCGTTCCATATAAGCGGCATTATATTTTCTATTCATACTTATCATAAGACTTATTAAGTAATGATAATATTCAATTGCTCTTTGTCTTTCAGTATAAAGATATGTCATTAATTCAGGAATTTCAAAAACTGGTTTGATTTTTTTTGTCATCTCATCAATTTTTGCAGACCACTCTAAACGTTCTCTTGCAAATTTTTCATCCAATGATTCTTCCTTAGGAACATCTGGATTTATGTTAAAAAAATCACTCATTAGAAAAGTTTTGTAGAGGCATCAATATGCTTCTTTTGTTGTTTTTGTATAATAGTTATATGCTTAGATTGTTTAGGAGTTTTCATTTCCATGATCAAATCGGCCATATCTATATCATCTTGTTTTTCAAATGACATAAACATTCCATCACTTATTTTTTTGCGGGGTTTTGGAACAAAGGGTTTTTCATCCTCTCCATTGAACACATCATATTTGTTTCTCATAAATCTAACATATCTAAAGAATCATTTGAAAAATAATTTTCGGGATTAGGTAATTTTATTTTATTTTCTTTTGCCCAAATAAAAATATCGTTAAGGTCCCATTTTTTACGATACGGTGCTTGTATCTCATTTAAATACTTTTGCCATAAAAACACTTCTTCTTCATTATTCATTTTTTCCATAGCTTTCTTCATTCCTGTTTTATCTTTGTCATAAAAAAAACGAAGAGGAAGCTCTAAAGGAAATGATTTATTTGCTCCAGCATTTGCTATTGAGTTTTTAAATAGAAATGCATCGAAGGCGCCTTCGAAAAGTGTGACTGGACGTGTGTAATTAATGAGGCATATATTATATAATTGGCTAATAGCATTGATGTCATCTGGTATCACACTAGGGTCTCTATGAAGAACCTCGTATAACTTTTGTAGTGTATATGTAAGATATTTATTTGTTCCAGAAAATAATCTTTTTTGAACTCCAAGTATTTTTCCAGATTGAGTTAGATTTAAAATTAAAAGATAGTTTTCTTTTGCATTATACATGAATTTTTTATCATCGTATTGCATACGCTTATTTAACCATGACCAGACAGGAGATTCCTTAACTTCCATTAGCCCAAAAGACTTTAAGAATTCCTGTCGGTCAATGGCATATTTATCTATTGCTTCAACGTCGATAAACATCGACATATCGTACAGGGTTCCCACATGATTCGAAAAATCCTCAGTACTTGTGGCAATATAATTAATTGCATCTAAATCTAATGTTATATTATATTCTTTAAAAAAGGTATCTGCTCTTTTAAATTCACCACAATTATGACATTTGAAAAAATTAGCAAATTTTCCTGTAAGAATAAAATTTCCTCGTTTAGCATAGGGATTCTTTTGGCTGTCTCCACATAAGGGGCAGGCGAACGAAATCCTATCGGAGTGCATTACAACACGCGTTTTTGCAGGTTCATTTTTAAAACGTTCCTGTAAAATTTGTTGTAATAATTGAAAAGTTCTTTCTTTAAAATCGTTTGCTGAAATCGTCTTATCGATGTCAATATCAGTATTAAATTTCACAGATTCCATTTATTTTAAGTGCATTGAAATTGAAATAGGAGGACAGTTTCCCATCCTCCTGAATCAAATAAAATAAAATTTTAAAGTGAACTTAATGCGTCGTTAAGGTCGCCGGAAAGTCCGAAGTCAGATTCTGTATTAATATCTGGTAATTCAAGTGAAACAGGAGATGAGCTCCCAAGATTAAGATTCAAATCATCTATCGATAATTCTGTAGTTGTTATACCCGACATAGAAGCACTTTCAGATTTTGCGGTTCCTTGGGGTGCATTAGGGGTATTAGTATTTACATTGCTTCTAACATCTGCATATGTAGATGGACCAGCTTGGCCCGTTACTGCTATGATAACTTGGTTAACATAATCATGAGTTTCTTGATCCCATTCTTTATAAGCATATTTAGTAAGGTCAGGTGAATTAGCTTTTAAAAATGCAAATACTTCTTCACGTGAAGTTTTTTCGTTAATAGGTATAAGTTTACCTTCTGAATTAGGAATCAACAAAGGAATTTTTTTGTCAATAAATTTAGATTGATCATAGTTATTAAAGTCTAATACTTTAGTAATAACTAATGCGAAAGCTTTTCCATCAAACAAATCGAATGCTTCATGTGGTTCGCCGAGAACTGGTTTCTTTTCTGCTTCATATTTTTCAAAGATTTTCTTACCAAATTTCCAAATAAGAAGTTTTCCTTCTTGTTCTTTATTTTGGTCATCTTTGATAACTTGAATTATTGCAGTGTAAACTTGTTTACGACTAAAAATTTCAGCTTTTTTCTGATCATTAACTGAATCAGATTTACGAAGTTTAAAGAAAATGTCTTGTAATGGTGAAGGTTTTCCAACTGAAGAAGGGCAGTCTACCATTCTACCACGATTTGTTACCGGGTCAACTAACCAACATCCCCATTTATTATTATAGGAATGGTTAGGGTCTTGCCACCAAGCTACGAAACGTATTACGGATTTGTAAATACCATTTTGTCCTTTATCGGACGATGGATTGTATTCAGTTGTGTTTTTTGCTCCTTTTTCAGCAGCAATCTCTACATTCGGGTGAAAGAGAGAGTTCATGTCATAAGATTGATCACTCATAGTTTAAAAGATTTTAGTTTAATAGTTTTTAAGAATTAGTAATATTAAGAATTTTAAAGCGCTTTAAGATTAATAAGATTATAGAGTATATATTCACTTCAATAATAAAAGTTTTAACTTTTTTGTTAAAAAGAGGTTAAATGTAAAACAAAAAAGTAGGCTAGAAGTTAATCATAGCCTACTCGATAAAATAATTTATAAAAATTTTTAAAATTGATTATAAAAATCCTTTTTCATGATATTAAGATCAATATCTCCATTATAGCCATCAATACGGCCTTTATCTGCAAATTGCCAGATTTTCCATTCAGCCCACCCTTTAGGAATTTGTGGTAAACTTACTTCTGGATTTGAAAGATATGCAGCAATCCAAAGTGGATTATTTCCAAAAACTGGAGAAGTATTGGCGTCAGCGAAACTCTTATAAGAATAAAATATCGTAGATATTCTATGTGCATTCATTCCGGCAATAAAGGTTGATACAAATCTATTCATATGATCAATTTTCTTATCCCATAACATTTGCGTTGAATATGCTTCAAGGTCAAGAACTAGTGGTAAATTTGCTTTAGGCAAAGAATTTATATGACTCATTACATTTTCAATTTCTTCTTTTGCATCAGCTTCAGGTTCTGCTACATTTCCTGGTCTTGCAAAATGATAGTATCCAATTTTTACACCATTTTGCTGTGCAGATTGAGCTCTAGCTTTTACATTATAAATATTATCCTCGTGTCCAGTCGTCCCTTCAGTAATTTTAATAAAGGCAAAATCAATTCCTGCCGCTTTTGCTTTAGCCCAATTAATATCCTTTTGATACTTTGAACAATCCAGACCTAAGACACATACTAAATCTGATAATCTTTTTTTCGATATCGTGCTTGCCATAATGTTTGTTTGTTTTATTTATTCATGTTCCCACCCTTTTATTACATCATTTGAAAAATTAAGAAAGGAAAACGCTCCTCTATCAACAAATTTTACAATATCTCCATTTGGAGTAGAAATCGCAAATCCTTCTTGATTAATACTTTGGAGCTCTCCCGTTTTAAGTTCAACAAAGGATTGATAAGGAGCGTGTTTATTAAGCTTAAAGGAAAGATAATTTTTAAATTCAGTTAGATAAAAAATTATTTGAATTATTAATGAAATTGCTTTCGTATTAGCAGCAATTATCTCCATTACTTTAAGCGCGACATTATCTCCTTTTTCAGTTCTTACAAACATTAAAAATTTTGATTGAAAATCATTATCAAGAACTTCGCCCTTTTTAATTACTTGATTATGATACTTTTGGAATAACACATTAAAAGTTTTATAACCCATAAGCGCTTCATAATGTATACTTTTTAACTCTTCAAGTTTAACTCTAATATTCGTTATGTCATTTTGAATTGAAAAATTTCCATAATCTTTAACATTTTTAAGATATGGGTCAGCCATATAAAGCCCATGAATTTTACATAATTTAGAAATATCTACATCATAATGAGCTCTTGGATTTATAATGCTTCCTGTATAGCGAGTGTGCCACATTATTCCAAAATCAGATTCGCCAATTAATTCTTTTTTTGCAAAATATTTTATAGTATTGGGCCTAAATGAATATGAATCAGGTGAAGCTATTTGCAAACTATTATCATCAAATAAAAAGTCCCCCTGCCACATTTCCCCGACAGGAATATGAATGAATTCTATATATTTTAAAAAAA